GCCAAGATTAGCGGTCACAGGAGAGGCAGGGAAGGAAGGCTCGCCACCAGCAGGGATGTCCTGAGCAATGGCGATAGAAGCGCCATACACATAAGCAGGACGTGCAGCAGAAGCCTGAACCACCATGGAACTACGATCATCGCGAACGCGATCATCAGGACGGCGGTCAGGAGAAGGAATTGTCAGGTCAAAGCTCTTGTAGCTTGCTTTAGCAGCAGCCAGGTTCTCAACCTTGGCATAACCAATAAGCTCATAAGCTTCAACACCAGGCCAACCATATACACCTTCAGTGTTGAAGGAGGACAGGCGGTTAATTTGATTACCGGGCTGAAGAATAGCACCGGCTTCAGATTTGTAAGTAGCCATTGTTTAATTAACCTCCTATATCACTCAGTAATGGTGAAAGCAACGGTGGTAAAGTCCTTATTCAGGTTAGCAAAACCAGCGTACAGCTGCCAAATCAGGATGATAAAGCGGCTGAAGTCATCGTTGTTGTTGATAAGAACCTGAGCATTAGGACCACCAATACCCACGCCAACTGCCTGAGGACCGAAGAACAGAGCCGGAGGAGTGTCGTGAGAAATGGCACCAGCACCATCACCAATGTCCACAGTGATGGACTTGGAGGGGAAGTTGGTAGATTCAAAGAAGCGAACGCCTTCAAACACAAAACCGGAAGGCATCACGGGCTCACCACCCACGAATTGTGCCTGACCATACTGACCACCGCCATAAAGAGCAGCGTTAGGAGCCATCATGCCCATCAGAGGGTTAGGCTGACCCATGCCAGGGTAACGAGCAACTTCGCGGAAGCCTTGATCAGCACGCAGATCCTTCATGAAGGAGGGATCAGCAATACAACGATAATAGCCGTCAGAGAAGACAGGAACGTTGCGCTTACGCAGACCCTTGACAACCTCAAGGAGGTCAGTCTTCACATTGAACTTAAAGCGCTCAGAAGCATACTCAGTAGCAGAGTAAGCAGTCAGAGTAGTGGAGCTAGTCTTAGCTTTGCCGTTTGGATAGTAGTAACCACCTTGGGTATCAGAAGCGGCACCACGAGATTCAGCTTTAAACAGTTCGTCCAGGAAGACGCGATCGCGCCAACGACGATAGTCATCTAACAGTGTCAGAGAACCGATCGACTGGTGGAACATGTTCAGGTTACCTGTGTCGAGCAGCAGACGCTGCGCGGTCATCAGGGTTTCCCGAGCAATCTTGAAGGTGCTAGGCAGGTTTGTATTGTTCGGATCAGCAGGACCGGTGTACTCACGGAGAGACACCAGCACTTTGTCCTTAACAATAGAACGGCTGTTAGCAGTACCGATGGTTTGATCTTGGGTACGCTCACGGCTGGTTTTGGTGCCGGGGTTCCCGAAGAAACGGTAACGGTCTAACTGAACAGTTTGACCAGGCTGCTTAGTGAAATCGTGGACAACCACAGGCTCGCAAGCCATTTCCACGATGTATGCAGGGTGGGGACGGTAAAGTTCCGCACCAAGCAGTTTTGGAAAATCGTTATCAATAAACATTGTCTATTCAGCGTAAAAGGGTTTAGCTGATGTCAGAAGTCTTAGTGACTCCAATAACAGACATGCTGTTATTACTCCTGGAACAACAGTCCCATTACATAAAATTATACCCGAGACTTACTTACGTAGATTATTTAATTACTAGAATCTTAAACTTCAGGATTCATCAAGTATGCAGGCATATTATATCCATCTAATCGATTTGCAAATTCATATGCTGTTGGTGCCATCTGACCATCAGCATGGTAAGGATTGGTCGTAGGAGTTTGCATATCAATCATTGCTGATTGAATCTCAGGATCAATCGGCATTTGTTGTTGCAACATTTCAGCTTGCAAAGCAGCAGCAATCATTTCTTTTGCTTGCTTTGATTTGTTAACAGCTTTTTTAGGAGTGTTATTTTTCATGTTAATCAAGCTCGATAATTTTGAGAAGCTAAAATTGCATCTTGTGTTATTTGTGAATTACGTAAATCATTGGGCACAGATACACCCATTTGACCTAATGGTGAACCAAGAATAGCAAGATTTAAATAGCCAGCTTGTAAATCTTGTGGCATTGCAATACCACCTTCATCATTTGCTTGACCAATATGAATTTGCTCTGCACCGCGACGACCGCCTGATTGTCCTGTAATTGCACCACCTCCAAACTGAGATCGTGCAGCAAGTTCTTGTCCTGCCATTCTCATAAATTATCTCCCAGTAAAAAAGGGCAGTAATTAACTACCCTTTATTTTACAACTTGTAATTATTACTTACAAGATCACTCCATCACAAGCATCTTGCTGCGGAACACTTCAGGGTTCTGTTGTGCCATATTCAGATAGCGCCAGGCTTGAGAAGGATCCTTATCAGTCAAGGTACCGAAGCTATTCCAGAAGTCAGAAGGATCAGCTTGGGGCTGAGGCTGAGGAGGAACAGGCATTTCAGGACGTGCAAACTGCTGCTGAGGAGCTGCGGCTTGACGAACTTGAGGCATTTGAGGAGCCTGAGCAACTGCTTGCTCATCGGGGATTGGATAAGGACCATTCTCACCGAAGAACTCACAGGTGTAATCAGCAAGAATATCTGGATCAGTCAGAATTGCTTCATAAGCACGATGCTCATTAGCTAATTCCTGAAGAAGACCAACAGCTTCTTGCAGCTGCTCATTAGCCTGGATCAGGCTATCTTCCAGATTGCAGCTGTAGGCATTAAGAACAGCAGGAGCATCAGCACCGAAGTGGTCAATAACTTCAAGACTTTGCTCGCTTACTCCGTTTGCCAGAAGTTGTTCCCGGCTGATTTCCTGAGAAGTTTGGGAATAACCGTTGGAGTAAGCCTGGTTGCTCTCGATCCCAGGCTGCGAGATCGGCTGACCCAAATTGCTGTACTGGGTACCCATCTGGGAACCGTAATTGGCCTGGGCGGTTTCCTGGCTCAGATTGGACTGTTGACCCAGGAACGGGAGCTGCACTGGTGAACTCAGGAGCCCCACCACCTTGTTGAATGCTTCCTTGTATGGATTCTCCTGTGCCACCGTCGGTGCTACCGATTGACTGGCTTGGGGGAAGGATTGAGTAGGGCTGTACTGTTGAGGCACCCCCATCTGGGCCTGCATTTGCGGGGCTGGGGCCACTGTTGTTTGACCCGGTGCCACCCATTGGGAAGTTGTAGAAACCGCTGGGGCCTGTGCTGCCGTCTGAGTTGGAGCCGCGTAGCTGGTCGGCTGGGTCGGGGATGCTTGGGGTACCGATTGGATCGGCGCTGCGGTATCGGCCTGCATAAGTTACCTCTTTTTGTAAGCTTTCTAAAGTTCGGTAAAGGAAAGGAGTGAGATCAAGTCTGGGGTCCGCAGCCATCGGTAAGTCCGGTTGCTGCGGGTGTGGTGTCCGCATTTCTTGATTAATTAAATCAATAAATTGCGAATAAGCCCTCTGTACTTGACCCACCATTCGGAAAGGAAAACCGGAAAGCATTCCAGCAATTTCATCATCCGTTTTTGAAGGGAACAAATACTTCAGTGCTTCAATGCTATCAACGCCTAACTCTTGTAAGTTTCTAGTAAAGATAGATTGATTAAGTTTATCTTGAGCAGTATCTTCATACACTGGTCCCATCCAGCGCCAAGCTACTGTTCGATCACCATCAGGAGCAAGTCCCATCACACCTGGTGGAATTTCTTTTGCTTCAATAGCAAAATCAATTGCTTGTTGAAGTTTCTTTTCGTAACGTGCTTTTTGTTTTTCGTACTTAGCTAATGCTTCTTCTGTTTCTTCTTCTGGCATCTCAGGATATTTAATACCAGAAGCTTGCGCTAATGTTTTACGGAAGATTTGTTCTTCCTGGAAAATCATTAACTCAAAGCATTTACAAATACCATAGTTATAAAGTTGTAAACACTTTTTCTTTGCTGTAGCACTAACGCGACCGTAAGCAGATTTAATCTCTGTTGCAGTTACATTAGTAATTGAAAGGTCATCAATACCACCAAGAGCAAGACGAATCTCAGAACGAAGTTGTTCTGCATAACGTGCTTGATCAGTGCTAACTGCATTAGGAGTAATAAAACCAACACGATCAGTTGGTTCTAAGTTTGCAATTACACGTGGTACTCGCATCCCGCCACCAGGGCTACCAATGTAACCCGCAGGACTCCGTGTTACTGGATCCTGTTTATATGTTGAGCTAAATAAATCAACATTAGATGTAAACCCTGATTGGCTAGAAATAGAAGGACGTTGTGCTACATCACTACTATTTGATTCAACAATATCTTGCTTGGGACGGGAAGATAAGAGTGTTGGATTACCAAAGAAGGAAAGGTTTGCTCTAATGTTCTTTACCATCTCATCGTGAGCAACGATCTGGTTTGATAACCACTCGAACTCACCATGACCATCTGTTCCAAATGCATCAGGGTTATTAAAAACCTCAACACATGGAATGAACTGCATTGTGTTGGTTAGAACTTTTTTATTAGTTCCAGTAAATTCTTGAGGAGTTTCAAAACTTAACTCCTGCTCACTATGCATTTCTTCAATGGTCTCTGCAGTAATGCGTAAGCGCATGTAACGCTTATCAGTACTAAGACCAACACCAGAAAATCCACGAGAAGATCTAACTTTGTATGGATAAATAATGATGACTTCTTCTAAGTCACCTTCTGGTGTGTAGTAAGTGCGATAAGAATCTTTATCAAACCAATAGAGTCGATAAGTCTTTTGAGTTGGACGGATATAAAAGAGACCCTTACCTAAAGCAAGAAAATGATCCCAGATAGCATCTAATCGTGCATCAAGTTTATTAAATTTAATAACCTGTTGAACAAAATCAAAACGTTGTGTACCAAAGTTATCTTGTTCAGGATAAAACTCAACACCTTGACGTATCCCAAACATTTTCATTTGAGATAAGTGAGCACTCATCAGCATTGTGTCAGCAGCACCCGTTGCATCACGGTTTACTACTGACTTGAGCATGGAATCAAAAACAGCTTTGCTATCGCTCATTAGTCGTATGCTTTTGTTTTATTATGCCTCAATTTCATAGCCAGGTGCTACACGCTTAAAAGTAAGGTTTTCTTCATCTGCTTCGACTTCAAACCTTTCGCCAGGTTGGAGACCAAGATCATGACAAAGTTCATCTGGAAGATTAATGACGGCTGAACCATAAGCATCTTGCTCTAGTTCGATGCCTTCATAAAAGAAATTAGAAGCCATTGATAGTGCTTTGAATAGTCTAATTCGTCAATACTCTAACGCTATTCATTTTTACTAATACTCAACCTCTAACTTTCCTTTAGTCATTAGTCCATTACAAAGCCAAACGAGAGCATCAACACAATCATCGTGACTACTAACTCCAAAATTAACAATCTCATCTGTTAGTGCTTGGAACTTACGATACTTATTGAAAAGAATATTATGGCGTTCAAAGAGTCCCATGATGCCACGGAATCTTGCAACCTTATCACCACGGAAGCCTTTGACTGGATGCCATAATAAATTATAAAGTCCTTGTTCTTCTAAACAAATTCTTTTAAAGTCTGCTTCTAAAGATGCTTGATAAGCCACAGCTTCTGACCAGACATGAACATTATTACTGGTGGGATAATATTGTTCACCATCTTTATGAACAATTCCCCACTCGTACATCATATCCATTAAAGCTTCTAGCTTTTCAATATTGCCCATGACACGTAATCGCTTAGAGTCAATTACATAAATCTTGTCTTTAACGCGACCACCCATTACAAAGACTGTGTAATCATTACGTTCACGTATGCCAGCTGAAAGGTCTACACCAACACCAATTGAATCAAACTCAGTTGGAATCTGTCCTTTAACAATTAAGTTAGGAGAGATTGACATCTCATTTGTTTGAACAATCTGATTCTGATACTGGAAACTAAAACTAATGGGTGCTTGACGACGACGATCATTTAAGTAATCAAGTGACCACATCTCAGGCCAGTACGAGATTTCATCTCCATTCTCATCAACGGTAATTGCAGACTGAACGATTTGTATCCAGTCATTGTGTGGAGTAAATGTTGTTTTATGAATATCATCATGACGGAATCTAGTACCAAGACAGATTGCACGTCCACCTTCAAACATGGTAGGAACAATAACTGAGTTCCAGTTCTCTTCCATTGCTTGACGAATGTCTCTATTTTTAATATCGTCAGCTGACTTAATTGCGTCATCAATAATACAAAGGTGCGAACGTTTAGAAGTCACAGCACCTTTCAAACCAGCACAACAAACGGTAAATTCTTCTTCACCAGTAGATTTAATACCAGCAAACTTCCAATCAATACTCCAGTATTCATTAGAGTTAATACCTTTAGCAATTTTTACTTTTGGAAAGATCTCTTTATATGCTTTACTTTCTTCAATGATGCGTTTAATTGCTGCACTCTTAGGTCGTGCAACATCAACCGTATAAGAAATATAAAGAATCTTTAGTGGTTTTTTATGTAACGCATGAATGCCAATTGCCCAGGCAGTAAATAAACCAAGGACTGTACTCTTTGCTGAACCACGTGGAGCAAGAATATCAACATTAGGTCCAGCAATACCAACTAAACATTCACTATCCTCTTGAGTGTGTAGATGCTCATGCCAAAGCATCATGTGTTCTGCTGGTGGCTTATCTCCAACTACGTCACAGAAGTAACCAAAGTCTGTTCTTGCTCTTTCAATATCAATGCCAGAGGTTTTTTTAACAACATGTTGTTTAGCCGCAGCACGTGCAGTACGACGATAAACACTATAAAGACTTGTTCCTGCCACTAATACTTATGATTCTTCTTGCAGAATCTTAGTCCATACACCCATAGATGCTTCTTGAAGTGGACCTTCAATTGGATCGTCTCTAAAGATTGAAAGCATCTCTCTTAATGCTCGATCAGCACCAGCAAGAATTAATCCTTGTTTATCTATTAAATGCTTTTCATCTTGAATTTGTTTAATTGCACCACGTAATTCTTTTTGTAGCATTGCAATGCGTGCTGCTCCCATATCTTGTTTTACAACACCAAGATCAATTCCATCTCTTAATTTAGAGATGTCCATTTGCATGGAATCAATCTCCATTTCAAGGATGCCATTAAAGTTACGCTTTTTAAACTGATCTTTAGACCAGGTATCACAATCTACAATTGAACCACTATACCCAAGAAATCGAGCATAGAGATACATCTGAATTGGAGAACTTGTTTGTTTACAGAAGGCTAGATAAGATTCACGTTCTTTATCCGTTAATGTATCTAGCCATTCGGTCATGATCGGTATGCGCTGCGCGACTGTTGATAATCTCTCTCTTCTT